AGCCAGATAAAATCCATTTCATACTTAGCTTTATTATTTACTATGTGTGCAGCAATATCATCAGCCTCTACTCCTTTGAATCGAAGAATGGTGTAATCTTCTGATAATAGTTCCAAGGTTTCTTCATACTCGGAAATAAAATCTTCAAAGTCCATTTTATCTTTCTCAGTTTGAGTAGCGATTTTATCCTTACGATTTTGTTTGTACTGGTCGTCTATCTCTTTTCTATAGGTGGAAGACCCCCAGTCTGCTGTAATTATTACATTTTTACAGTCATAAGATTTTGCTAAAGACTGAATTGTTTGTTGATATTCATATCTAAAATCTGTTGCTCCCCTGTGTTTCCACCTAAATGCTAAGTTCAGAGAGTCTACTACAAGAGTACCATTCCCTTCATTTATCATTTTGTCTCCAAAATTAAACGCCATTATATAAACCTTATCTTTTCTTTATTTAACCACTCATCTGCCAGAAGAACATAGCAATTTAAAAAACTAATGTACATCCACTCTATAGTTTTTTCAGGACGTATCTCTGTAACTACATAGACAGGGGAGCGATTATACTTGAAAAATAGCAGAGGATCTTGATTTCCTCCCTCTGCTTGTATAATCAACTTTTTCCACCACTGAATTAAGTTATTTGTTTTCTTCTGCGTAAAAATTCTATCTGACAAGGGAGACTCTGCATAGTTTTTTACTTCTATACAGTACACATTCTTTTCATGAGGAACGTATAAGTCTCCCTTCAAGTATTCTAGTGCGCCTGAGTTTGGCACTCTTTCAAACTGTAAGTTAGTATGTTCTCGTAACATATCTCTTACTAAGTACTCGCCTCTTGCACCTTTTGCTCTAGAATCTACCATATTACTTCTCTAATGAACTTACGTTCCCTTGCTTTACTACTTCTACTTTTTCTAGTAGTGGATGCGTCCAGCCGTGAGATACAACATAAGTGTTAAGGTCTTCTTGTAGAAGTACCTCTACTAGCTTCTCTCTTCCTGTTTCATCCAATACATTAATAACTTCGTCTAAAAACAAAATATTTATTCTTGACTTAGAAATACTACTCATTAACTTTCTAATTGCAATTAGCGTTGCAGTATTTACTCTTGCTAACTCACCCGAAGAAAGTGCTAGAATGTCTACTATGTTTTCGTTATCCGTTACCTGTACGTTTAATTTGTCATTTACTACAATGAACTCTAATGTAAATCTACCGTCCGACAGTTCTGCAAGATATGTATTGGTGAGTTCTTCTAACTCTTTTACCAAATTTTCTATCTTGTAAGCAATCAGACCGTTTGTACTAAAAGCTTTCTTTAAAACTTCTAAGTTACTATTGAGTTTTTCTTGAACTCGAATTTCCTTCTTTACTATCTCTAGCTTTTCTAGCATGTCTCCTAGCTGAGACGTTACTACTTCTATTCTAGTATTTTCTCTAGTAATTCTCTCGTTCTCATCTGATATTCTTTTTATTTCTCTACTTGCATCAGCTAATCTAGATTTTATACGGTCTAGTTGAGCTTCTAGAGAATCCTTGTCCAGAGTGTCACTAGGAAGTGTAGAATCTATACTTCTGTATAAGTCCTCCCACTCTCTTTGTACCTTATCTCGTCTTGCCACCTCTGAGTTATTCTTCTTTATGTCTTGAATCTGTTCGGACAACTCTACGCCATCCATTTTTAGTTTTTGAGAGGCATCTTCATGCAATTTCAGCTGACTTTCAAATGTCTCTTTTGGAATATCCTGTCCACAAGATGAACACACATCAGGGGTAGACGCTAATCTTTTTATCTCTTTTTGATGATGCTGTAACTGTCCTTTTACTCCACCTAACTTTGTCTGCAATTCATCATAAGACTCTCTTTGCAGCGAAGAAATAGACTGTAAGTCTTGTAAACTTATCTTACTCAACATTTCCTTGTATGTATTATTAATAGAAATTTTCTTGTTTTTCTCAGAGATATTTTTAATTTCTACTGATAAAGAACGGAACTCTTTCTCATCTTCTTCCGTATCAATTTCTAAAGTTAGTAGAGGCTGTACCTTCGTATCGCCCAACTTATTTTCATCTAACCATTTTTCTACCATTGTGATGTTGCCACTTAGCTTTGCTATATGTAGCCCGCTTTCTTTGGCAGCTTCCTTGAACACTTCGAACAAAGCTACGTAGTTATCTAAATGTAACAAATCAATAAGAAACTTTTTTCTATTGGTATCTGTGGCAGTTAGAAACTGTAGGCTTGCATTTGTATTCTGATATACTAGCTGTGAAAATGTTTTAAAATCTACTCCTATGAGTTCTTGTAGTGACTTATAAGTATTTGTAGCCGTATGACTAGAGATATCCTCTCCATTTTTTGTTAGCCTTACTTTTATACTTGATTTTCTTTTTACGTCGATCTCATACTGATCGTCATCTTTTTCAAAAGACAGAGAAATACTGTATCCATCATTTACATAACGGTTTGGTATGTCTGCTTTCTTTATACCTTTTGAGTTCTTGTTATAGAGGGCTTCTTCTATAATTAACGGAATGGAGGATTTTCCCATTCCGTTAGTACCAATAATTTGAGTAACAGTATCACTGTCTAAACTCATCTCATTGTTTGGCCCGTAGCTAAAACAGTTACTCCACTGTAACTTTTTGAGAGTAATCACTAAATGTTCCTAGTATACTATCTATTTGGTCGTCCGATATTTCCAGAATTTGATATAAGTATTCTGAGAGTTCTTCTTCTACACTCATATCTTTTTTGATGATGAGAGAGGCTTCTGAACTGCGCTTTACTACTTTTTTATCTAGCAGTTCTGAGTTTTTTACTGCTGCTAACTCTTGAATATCCCCTTCTATTTCATAAATTGTATGGTCATACTCTGTAGCGACCATATCTTCTGGACTATGCACAGTTTTTCTAATCAACTGCGGTAAGTCAAACGGCTCCCATTGCCAAGACCAATCAACTTCATTGATTAGTAGATACCCCGTTGAGACCCTTTGTCTGTGAAAAGATGTCGTCATAGGACTACCTGGATAAACAATGTTTCTTTGAGTATTGCTATGGGCATGTAGATCTCCTGCAAATACTACAGGAAAATCTTCAAACCTACTCAGGTCTACTTCAGGTTTTACATGAGGAGGAATCTCTCCTCTTACATGAGTAAACAAGGGCATTCTAGTATTAAAGTGCTCTATACTTGTTTTCTTGTGTAAATCAGCATATGGCAGTACACCAAAACCTAAATCATTATCAATATACGATATGTCTACTATCTGAACCAAAGGGTTTATCTTTCGAGATACTTCCTTTAGCTGAGAAAAGAATGTCTTATTTTTCTTTGTAGCTTCGTGGTTACCATCATAGATTAGAGTGGGTATTCTCACGTCTGCTATAAAAGAAAAATATAGCTGTAACTCTTCCATAGTAGGAAGGCGATCAAATAGATCGCCCCCTATAATATGCATATTGCATTCGGATTCTAGGTTATGTACTTCTTTAAAGAACTTATTATACCTATTTAGTGCCCAAGATGTTGGGACATTTTTCTGCCCCAATTTGATGTGCCAATCCGCTGTGAACAGAATCATGCAATGTTGAACTCGTCTTCAATGCTTTCATCAATTTCTGAAGTACCTGACGCATTATCACGAATACGATCAAGCAACTCTTTTTGAGCATCTGGAGTCGGACGAGGCATAACATCATCCATAGACTTCAAACCTTCAATGGCAGCAAGCTCTTCAGCGTCTAAAGCACGAGGCTTACACTTAAGGGCTTGTAACTGATACTCTACGTTGTAAGGCAGAGGTCCAGTCTTTACTCGCTTAAAGAACACGTCCCAACCAGTTTCAGGGTCGGTAGGATCTCCTAAGTCATCAGCAGCCGTAAGAATTTGTTCAAACAACTTTTTCTTTAAGTTTACTACTTTCAGCTCACCATTATCGAGGCACTGCATAGCGTAGCTCCAGCCACACTTGAGGTCTGGATAGAACTCACGTACCCAATCTTTTTCTAAGTTGTTGAATCTTTCTTCGTTACGGTCAAAAGACAAACACTCAAAAGGAATGTTCTTACCATTATCCCCTTGAATCCAGTATACGTAACGAGCTAGAATGTCTCCTACCAAACGGACTTTATTGTCTCCGTCTCGGTATGTAAAACTATTCATGTTTGATTTACGTGCTGCGCCTTTTGTTTTGTTGAATCCGATAGCCATGTTTTATATTCTCCTAGTGGACTTCTTCGTACTTAAAAAAGATTTTGTCTTCTCTAAGCTCTAGTAGTCTATTGTTTTTAATAAATGAGTTAACTTGCTCTTCACTTTGGAAGGGTAAGAGAACTCTGTCTAGCGTCCGTATCTTATTTAGTTTATAAGATGCGAGCGATCTAAAAGAGGCAGCAGCAAGATAGTCTGCCACCTCTTTATAGGTATACTTATGAGCCTGCTCCAAGAGCGCGTGTGGGTATAACAGAAAGCTATCCCCAGCGAAGGATGTATGCGAATATTTATATATAGCGTCGTATCTTGTTTCTGGAATCTGCTTGTGTACTAACATTCTTAGAATGCGTTGCACCTCTACAGGATTGCCTTTCGACGCTTTATAAACCTTCGACCAGTCAAATAAGAACATATATTATACCAAAGTATGAAGTAAATGTCAAGAACTATTTTTTCAAAGCTGCCTTATATTATAGCCTTGCTTTATGTAATGCCCCATGCGATTGGACGCTTGGCTTCTAGCAGTGTTACCTTTTAGATGTATGTCTACAACTACGGGGCTTATCTTTCCTTCCTGCTTTCGTATAACTCTACCTATTAACTGAGTTAGCAGGGGTTCATTGTTAATAGGTGTACCTAGAATAAGGCAGCTCAAGTTGTTTACTGAGATACCTTCTGAAAATATTGCTTGTGTGCCAAACAATATATCTTTTTTACCGTCTCTAATTTCGCACAAGAGGGATTCTCTTTCCTCATGTTCTACTCCGCCGGTAACACACACCGCATTTTCTCCTGCTAGTTCAGCGCATGCTTTTAAAAAGCTAACTCGGTCACTTACCACCAAGACTTTATGCCCCTTTGCAGCGTAGGCTGCCGCAAGCATGGATACGCTATGTAAATACTCTTCATTTCTAGCCAGCGCAGTTACTCTATTAGCCCAGGGAGTGCGGTTTCCATCCATAAATCTTACTTCTGACTTTAAAACATGAATTGTAGGAACCATAAAGTTTTCTTTCGGTGGTTTATAAACATTTTGTCCAAAGTAATCTCTAAAGACTACATGTTTCCCATCCTTTCTTTCTATAGTTCCTGACAATCCCAACTTATATCTACAGTAATTTGAATCTATAATTTTAGAAAACGTTGGAGATGATACGTGATGCATCTCATCCAGTATGATAGTGCCAAAAGAGTTCTTTATAGCGGGTAAGTTACGGTATAAAGTCTGAGTATTGCCAATTACGATTGGATTATCAATTTCAAACTTTCCACTGCCTATTATTCCTGCGGTAATTCCAAATACTTTTTCCACCTCTTTTGCCCACTGATTTCGTAGAGCAATTGTGTGAGTTACTATCAATGTTTTCTGCCCAAACTTTCCTGCGATTGCTAATCCCGTAAAAGTCTTACCCCAGCTAACCCAAGCGTTGATAATAGCGTTATCTTCGATTGAGTTGAAAACTTCTAATTGACTTTTTCGTAATTCGTGCTTAAACGCAGGAAGTTCCACGGGTATCGTATTCCGCTTATCGACTATTTCATAGTCGGAGGGTATCAAGTCCGTTCTTCCAATAGGTATACTAACCAAGCCTTCGCGAATCCGTTGCATATTTTTTATTACTTGCGGCGGATCTCCTGGCTTGTACGAAGGAATAGAATAAGTAAGCTCTTTGTTTATAACTTCCTTATATTCTCTAGTTACTTCTAGGTATATTCTATTACTAAGAACTGCTTTCACTTACATTCCCAAATCTGTTTTTGCTATGATATATTCTTTTACGAAGTCACTTCTCACAATATCCTTTATTTCAAAGTCTATTAGGTCAAACTTATCCATAGCCTTTAAAACTTTTATAAAGTCTCTTAGTCCATTTTTGAACAAGTCTGCCTGCCTAAAGTCACCAGAAAAAATTACTCTGCAATTCATGCCTACTCTCGTAATGATAGAATCAAGTTCATGAAAAGACATGTTCTGACACTCATCAATTAAGATTACGGCATCTTGTAGAGTTACACCTCTAATAAAAGAAGTAGTCATAAAATGAACTAATCCTTTTGTTTTTAGAATTTCGTATGCGTCACCTCTTCCAAATAGCTCTATAGCTATATTTTTGTAGGGCTCCTCATACACTGCGCTTTTTTCTTTTTCATTTCCTGGTAAAAATCCCATGTCTCTAGTAGGTACGGCACTTCTGATTATAATTAGATTGTGATACAAACCTTTTACAATATCATCAAAAGCTAAGTAACAAGAGATAAAAGTTTTTCCAGTTCCTGCAAGCCCGTGTAAAACAAGATTTTTTTCGCTTTCAAAAGCAAGCAGTTGATTTTTAGTTAAGGGCTCAACCTCTGTTAAAGTAAGACCAGAACCGCTAAGAGTCTTCGTTCGTTTTTTCATATAATTACTATATCTTTCTTCGAGTAGCATCTTTTTTATTTTCTGCAAACTCGTAAATTATCCAAGGTATCCCTTGAACATGTAATACTCCTGCCCAAGTATTCTCAGGCAAAGGAGGTCTTGGTAGCCTAAAAGGAAAGTTTATTCCTCTTAGCCAGATTATAGAAGCAATTTCTCTTCCTTCTATTTTTTTAATTTTATAGTACTTTACCTGTGCAAAAAGAGTTTTTTGATATGTAAAAAGCCTCCCTTTATTGTCTATATAAGACCCGGGAGGCTGCTTTAACAGTCCTACTATGTCTACTAAGGACTTCTGTATTTCCATGAAATCTCGAAAAGGAGACTGTAACCTACGAAGACCTAAGGTCTCCCCTTCCATGTTTCTATCATCTAGTAGCTGCCCGTCTAAATAAACTAGTCCGTCTTGTTCAGACCAGTTATCTGACGGTAGCTTGAATATAGGAAAAACTATATTTCCTAGATGCTTATAGGTAATCACCATACTGCTTCTCAAACTTACCCATTGAGTAGTCTTCTCCTACTTCGAAATCACACCCTACAGGTGCTCCAGAAATAGTAATACCTCTATCTAATTGAATAAATCCTTGCAAAGCACTAGAGTATACGTCTACTTCTTCGGTTGGTACTTCTGCAAGAATAGAGTCATGAACAAGAGCAAATATACGGCTTTTCATTTTGTTAGCACGTATATAAGCTTCCATATCAATAGCGCCTAGCAGGTTTATATCAGATGCAGGGGATTGTACTAAAAAGTTTAATCCTGATCGTATAGTGTGACTACGAATACCTTGGTCCTCCGAAGAAATATTTGGTAAACGTCTTTTTCTTCCAAAGAAGCTATACACAAACCCGTTCTTTTCTATTAGCTTTTGATTATTTTCAATCCATTTCTTTAGCTTATGAAACGCAGAAAAGTACTCATCAATTACTTCCTTTGCTTCTGATATACTAAAAAACTTTCCTGAGTCTTTTGTTACTTGTTCACTAATCTTCTTTGGTCCTGCACCATACATGATACCAAATGTTACTGCTTTGGCTGCCTGTCGTTGTGTAGGATAGAATTCTGCTACTTTGTCGGCTTCGCAAGGTAGACCAAATACTCGCTTTGCAATTGTGCTGTGAAAGTTTCCGCCATCACGAAATACATCCATCAGTGCTTTATCGTTTGCAAGTTTTGCTGCTACGTAAACTTCTGCCGTTGTTAAGTCCATCGCTACGATCTTATGCCCTTCTGCTGCTCGAATACACCCTTTTACAATCGGGTTATCGCGAGGCAACTGTTGCATGTTTAGCTTACCACTACTACTAAGACGGCCAGAAGTAGTACCATGGAGATTAAATCCGGTTCGTAGTCGCCTATCCATATCCAGTTGTGGAATGATTTTATCCAAGTATGTATTTTTAATCTTAGATTTTTGACGTATGTCAAGAATGTATTTAGGTATTTCATGTTGTTCCCCGAGTTCCTGCAGTACTTCTGCATCTGTAGAGTGAGCTCCTGTGCCCGTTTTCTTACCTGTAGGCTGTAGTCCTACAAAATCAAACAGTAACGAACGAAGCTGTACTGTACTATTTGGGTTAAAGTCTTTTCCTTGTGCCTGTTCAAATTGAGCAATCTCTTTAAACTGAGACAACCCCGCTACGGCTTTGTCAATGTCTTCTTGCATGAGAGATTGAGCTATTTGTAGTCTACGAGGGTCGAAAGGAACACCATTATCCTGCATGTTTGTTAGAAAGCGAGAACCTGGTATTAGAATATTGTCGTATACCGAGTTGAGTTTTGGGTTTTGTTTAATTTTTACAAACTTTTTATATAGTAAAAAGGTACACAATGCGTCCAAAGCTGCATAAGTTTTCATAACATCAAAAGGAATCATAGACCAAGCAAACGAAGACATGTTTAGTTTATTATCTTTTTTATAGCGGTCAATCCAGTCATACATAGGCTTTTCGTAATCTCCAAAAGGAGTATACTTCAGAGCTAGAGATTTAAGACCGTGGCCTCCGGGATTCTCGTCTATGAGATAATGGAGCAACATTGTGTCTTCGAACTTAGGAAATTTAAAGTTAAAATGATACTCAAAGAAGGCCATATCAAACTTTGCATTGTGAAAGATGACTGTACGAGTGCTAAAAAGCTCATGTAACATCTGCTCTGTTTCTTCATCGAAGCAGTCAGTGTCTATGTAAACCGCAGTTTCTCCATCATAGCACATAGAAATACCTAGTATGTGTCCGTCTCTCGGATACAAACCGGAAGTTTCTGAGTCTAGTGCAATATGTTCTGGGTTTACGCGAAGAGCTTCTTTAATCCAAGCATTTGCTTCTTCGGTATCTTGAATACCTTTTGCAATTCTATCATCAATTACAACATCTTCTACGTGTCCAGTTATGTACTCGATGATTCTATTTTTTGAGTCATCCCAGGTACGCTTTGCTTCTGGTTTAAAAGCTAACATAGCAGGATTGATTACGGGCAGAAATTTTTCTTCTACTTTGCGTCCAGAGTACTCTGTTACTGAATTAATTTTTGTGAAGTATTTAAGAGCATCAGACCCTACGAGTACAATCCAGTCGTACAGCGAAGTGTCTATGTCAATATCACAATCTTTTTTAAGAACCTTTTTAATAGTCGAATCGGAACACAGTTGATACTGGTCAAACTCAAAAGCGTTATCAAATTCTCTGTTAAAGTTAGTACGGGACGGTTTAGTTTCTACTAATGCAACTTTAGGCATATAATTTCTGCTCCAGTTTTTGGATTTGAGGTGCTGTAAGTGCGCCGGGATCTGTATCTTTTAGATAAATGTTTCGGCTAACGAGATCAAGTTTCTCGCACATACTCTTTATGTTTTCTGCGGCTTTCTGTCCGGCTTCGTCGCCATCAAAGAAAATACCTATCTTTTCAACATTCTGCATTTTAAGAATACTTAGCTTATTCTCGTTTATGTTGTTTGTTCCAAAGCAACAAATAGCATTGGTAATACCTTTGTCATGCAGATTTAACATATCGAATAAACCTTCCACAAGAATGACTTCGCCATGTCTAGGCTGAACTCTTGGGAACAACGGTAATTTTACACCAGGTGGACTAAATTTATACTTAGGTACGCCTCCTCCTGTGTGTCTACCCTGAAACCCTACGATTTTACCGGAAAGGTCACGTATAGGAAAGTTTATTCGATTTACAAAATCTGGGTCAATATGCTGAAAAGCATCAAACTCTTTATATGTTTTAGGAGATATCTCTCTCCAGTTTCCTAGGTATGGCTGCCTGTTTGAAGGCATATCCATTCCTATGCTTTCTGCGCGCTTTTGTTGGATTTTTTCAATAAGAGAATTGCGTTTTATCTGCAACCCCGTTACGGTTTCGCCAAAGTAACTAAATACATTTCCACGAAACTCGCACGAAAAACAGTTAAAGCGACCGTCTATGCGGTCAATTCTTAGGCTAGGATTTCTATCTGGGTGCTCAGGATTCAGGCAACGCACAACATAATCGTTACCTTTGACCAAGAATGCAATTTGCTTTTGTACTAAAAGCTCCTCAACCGTCATTCAGTTGTGCCTGATTAATAATGCTTTCGTACGCATTAAACAGTTCTAACTGTATTTGAGTAAAAGGCTCAAGAGTGGCTTTCGCAAGCAGTATCTCTGCCTGTAGCCACTCTTCATCGAGTATTGCGCTTTGTATTCCTACAAAAAGATTTAGAAGTTTATTTTCTGACATAGTATTCCTCGATTTGAATGTATATTATACGGCTTTTTAGATGTAATGTCAAGAACTATTTTTACAGTTCATAAATATTACTTTGATCGGGGCCATCCTCTTGCTTTGGTTTATCACTAGGAACTTCTGCACTGTTGGGCCCAATGCGCAAGGAGGAACGATTATATTCAGAAGTAAAATGACGGATACCGGCGTTACGGATTTTTTCGCATTTGAAAGAGATGCAAGCATCTTCTTCATTGTGAGCATCTAGTGTGTATGCAGCATCTGCCGCATCCAAGATACCCTTTGCAAATCTCGCTTCGCCGGTAGCGTCAATTTGGTATGGAGAAATAACTGTACAGTTATATTCTTGAGCCATACCTTTGAGTGCTTTGCTCACTTCTATTTGTTCAGTCCAATCGAACTGTCCTGCCTTGGAAGGCACGGCATTTCTTTTGACTTGATTTATATAGTCTACTAGAATTACTCCAGTATTTAGCGCTTCTACTTTTTTATCTAGCTCCGCTCTTATTCTCGAAAGAGTAAGACTTGGATCATAAATAACATCTAACTGTTGAGTCGGGAGAAGCTCACAAGTAGACGTTAAATCATGATGAAACTGTTCAAAATTTCGATGCTCTCTATACTCATCCATCTTATGACTGCCGTCTACAAAACGACTGGCCCACCACTCGGCAACAAGACCCCATTCTGTTACAGAAAGACTCTTGGTTTTAACTCTACTAAAGTCAACTCCGGTGGCAATAGAACAAAGTCTTTGAAGAATCTGTCTGCTAGGCATCTCTATAGTAAAATAAAGTGCAGAACGTCCAGACTTCCAAACATTATGAGCAATATTTGCACACGTAATGGACTTACCCGCACCTCGTCGTCCTCCAATCAGAACTAAGTCTGTAGGAGAAAAAGTATAGTCGAAATCAAACTCGGCATTCAGACCAAGAGGAATGAATTTAGACAAGTCTTCATCAGAGTCAAACAGAGATATACGTTGCATACTCTCTTCTGGCTTCTGTAAGTCAACCTTATCTTCTATATCTAAAACGATTTGGTGTAGGTGAGCCACACTTTCTTCTGCATCTTCAAAAGATACAGTATTCTCTACATATTTTTCTAGGGAGTTGAGTATTTCTTTTTGAGTAAACTCATTTTTTAAATACTCCAGAAGCATATAAGCATCAGCTTCTACCTCTACCGTTTGAATTGCTTGTAGCTTTTCAACAGTATCAGAATCCCTTACGTTAAGCTCTAAGTCTTCAAACGTAGGCAGTTTGTGATATTTACTTGAGTGTTTTTCAATCTGTGAAAACACAGTATGATACTCAAAAGGTAAATAATCTTTGCGAATGTTACTCCAGGTCTCAAAGTCCTGTAGTAAAATTACTTGTTTCAGTAATGCACTCGCTAAGTTCAAACTGTTCCTCCCGAAAAATTTGCACAAGAAAGCCCCTCACCGAAGTGAGAGGCTTAAAAAAAGAACTAGCCTGCGGCTTTTTCTTTACGAGACGCGCCATCGTAGTCAGCAGCTACAAGGCCGCGACGTGTCAGCATCGTCTTTACACCACGAGCGGTTTTGCCAATGACATCTGCAATTTCTTCAACAGTCATACTTGCAATACCAGGAATACCATCAAGAGGGTCTTCTTTCGAGGTGCCTTTGGTGTTTTCTTGACGCGGAATCGCGTCGATAACACCTGCCCGCAGCAAGCTAAGAGCTTTACCACGAACGCTAGGAACTTCCCTACCGAGAGCCTCGGCAATCTGCTCTACGTAGGCTCCGCCCTGTACCAACTCAATGAATTGAGCTTCTTCAGCATCAGAGTACGTGCGAACAGTCTCCACCTTAGGAGCAGGTTTTACGTGACTAGTCAGTTCCATAGACAGGATTTTACCCTGAATTTCTTTCTTGTTGAAGGCTCCACCTTCAAAATGCTCCGCAATCTGAGCGTATGTATACTCTCCACTATTATCTTCTACGAAGGCAGCAAGAGTTCCTGCTTGGTCTTCCGTAAAGCGAGAGCTTTTACCTGCGGATACTAGGTCTACGTCAAATCCCATCTTTCGCAATTTGCTAGAGATTGAGCGAGTAGAGGTTTCAAGCTGTTCTGCGGCTTCTGCTACAGTTGCTTGAGAGATAGGTGATTCGTCACCTACAAAATTTACCAATGCATCAGTACGATCATCGGTCCACTTAGGCAATGCCATTTATAATTCTCCAATTAGTTGTGATAGGGTATCTACTACTATGATACCCGATTGTCTTGCTTTCTGAGTCTTTGCAGACTCAATTCCACTTTCATTTACCAGATGAGTAACATCTTTGGTCATAGATGCTTTTACTGCATAACCTTTTTCTATCAGGATTTTTGATGCTTCTGCTTTGGTTTTAAAACTCTTTAGTTTACCAGAAATACATACAATTCCTCTGGAGGCTGGTGTAGCTGTCGGTTGATCAAACTCAAAAGAATGCGGTAAATCACAGTAAGGATACTCGTCATTCTTCCAAGCTAATAAGGATTCAGTTGCTTTTGGGCCTAGACCTGCTTGCTTGCAAACTTCTGCGTCAATTTCATCTATACTTTTACATACAGCAGAAAGTTTCTCACTAGCTGTCTTCCCAATCAAAGGAATACTGAGTGCAGGCAGAAGTAGATTTAAACTTGCGCTGCGGGAGTTTTCAATTTCAGAAAAGAGTGTGTCCGCTACTTTCGTTGAGTTTAAGCACAAAGCAATCTGTTCTCTTGTCAATCTATAGACGTCAGACAGATAAGTCAACTCTAGCGCTTCCACGCGAGCTGGCCCAAGACCCTTGATTTTAAGGGTCTTTGCAAAATGTACAATACGAAGCGAAAGCTGCGAGACACACTCAGGATTTCTACAGTATAAGATATCGTCCGCCCACTCCAGCTCCGCTTCACAAGCAGGGCATTTTGAAGGTGGTACAATTCTTTGCATCTGAAATCCTCTTTCTGAAAGTGAGTACATATTATACTGGGTTTTGAGATTATTGTCAAGATTTATTTTTGGCAATGTCAAAACTAAATATCCACTCGTTTTACTACACGAGGAATAATTTCTCCACTGCGAATAACTTCTACTAAACAACCTAATTCCAGATTCAATGAACGAATATATTGAATGTTGTGCAGTGTAGCTCTTGAGACTGTAGCGCCATCAATATCTACAGGGTCGAGTATAGCGACGGGACTAACCACGCCGGACTTACCGACTTGCCACACAACATCCAATAGTTTAGAAAGAACCCCCTCTTTTAGTTCTTTCAAGGCCACACTACCACGAGGGTGGTGAGCCGTATAACCGAGCTTACTGTACACGGAATTGTTATTAACTCTAAACACAGAGCCATCAGTTGGGTACTTATCCGCAAGCTCCCAATTAAGAGCTGTCGTAAATCCTTGAGACTCTAAGTACTCCAGGGTTTCTTGATAAGTATCAAAAAGAAGACCTGCTTTTGTCTGTACGTCATACGCAACAAACTCAAGCGGACGTGTTAAAAACTCATCCCTGTCTTTAAGGTTTAGCGACCCCGCAGCAAAATTTCTAGAATTAGGAATTTCACGAGGAGCCACTACCTCACCTGTTATTTGAACCACATGCGTACAGTCGATAGTCTTCGGGGCCAGAGAAAGAACTTTATCAGAAATATCTCTACCCAGGTTACCATCGCCTCTAGTAAGACCCAGTATTAATTCCCCTCCGACGTATAAGAGAGAAATAGCTGCTCCGTCCAGCTTAGGAGTACTAACAAAGTCTTTGCCGTTAAGAATCGTGTGAAGATCTTGTTCGTTAAAGACTTTTTGCAACGAATACATACGAATAAGATGAGGTGTCCCATCTGTAATCTTATGCCCTATTGAGTTGTACCCGTAAGCTGATGCGAGGCTGTCAAATTCAGCATCAGAAATAATTATCTCACCTGAGTAATATTTCTCACTTAGATAGTCCAAAAAGTTTTTAAAGTTTTTCATACGTTCTCTCACTGAACTGAATGTATATTATACAGGGAGAGGATGCAAAAGTCAAGAACTATTTATAGATTTCATCTAAATAATCTTTGAAGTATGTTTCTAGAACATCTTTTGCTTCTGCCAGAGATAGAATCTCTACCAGCCCTGCAAATAGCTCTCTTGAGTTGTTAAAATCCAGGGCCATAGCTATACCTTCCGAGGAAGGCTTCCATACTTCCTCAAAATCTAAGTAGTATTTACGAAGATGCAAGTATTCTATACCTCTGAAGGTATTCACAGATAATCTGACCTGTATGCTCTTTGCTTCGTCGTAGTGGACTACTTTCTCATACATGTAATCGCTTTCATGTAGCTCCATGATAGCCTCCATTCTTTAGAATGGAAGATAAAGGTACCACACTCGTTACGCTTGCAGGTTTGAGAAGTCGATAAGAGTCCGTATCCCAACAAAAAAATAGTAGAGTCTGTTCCGTCTCTTTTGCTCTATTTAGCTTTTGCTGTATATAAGGCGTGCTAAAGTCTAATGTACAAACATTATATTTTAACTTCTTAGAGTTTTCACTTTTATAAGTGATAATTGCGTCACCATAAATGGTAACGAGGTTTGCTAACTCTTGTTTGTTCATAACTCCTTCCTAGTAGTTTAGCAAAATCTTTTGCTGTACAACTATGGAAAGTGGCCCGTTGGGTAACAAGGAGGGCCAAACCCCGTCTAACTCATTTTTAGAGCTAGTTTGCGGGAGTTAATACCGTAGTAAAGTACTGCGCCGCTTTACCAGTAAGTTTACCGATAATTTCTTCGTCAACTTCTGCACCAGCACTTTCGAGCGCTGCGATAAGAGCTTCCTGGGCGGCAGCTTTGGATACTCGACCGCCTCCGCCTCCAGCAGCTTTTCCACCCGCAGCAGGTGCTGCAGCAGACTTCTTGACATATACTTCGGCTTTGCTAAGTACCATGCGAACTCCGTTTGGAGACTCGTCGTACTCGTCTGCAAGATCTTTTACAATCTCAACAGAGGTTTCGGGGGTAGGATTTCTTTCTAAGTATGCTGCAACTACTGCGTCTTTTTTCTCTTGTTCCCAAGCCATTCTCTTTTTCCTTTTTATCGTTATTGGACCACCCGGGCAGGAACCCGTGGAGGCTAGTTGTTGTGTATAAAATCGGTCGCCCATTTGCTTCCCTAACTTTTGAAATACTATTATAGGCGATTTTGACATTCATGTCAAGATTTATTTTTGTTTAAGTAGAAATAATACGCTAACGAATCTGCCCAATCCAAGTACTTTTTAGCTGGATAAACCCAAAATTTTCCTACATAGTGTTCTTGTTCATGTTCTCTTTTTTCGCACCAACTACAGGCTTCTCCACTTCCTACACTTATTACATTTTTGTCGCTGTTACAAAAGTGCTTCCACATTACTATTATCTCCGATTGATGCTACTTTTAGGTCTACATACATTGTGATCGTATCTATCTGTATGTCTTCCCACTTTTTATTTTCTACATCCCAAGCTACTAACTTATCAGTGTTGGGATTTAATCCTACGTGCTTTCCTTTTAAGGTGTACGTACCTTTTACTTCTCTACCTGAGTTCAGACTCTTGTAAGTTATTACTACCTCTCCTGCATTTAACGAATCCACAACGTTATCAAGAAAACTATTCATTATACCCTCTTTAAGTCTACACCATACTCTTTTAGGTGAGACAACTTACCTATATCATAGGCTGCTGAGTAAGCTGAAAATCCTCCAGTTTCTACGCCCGAGACCCAGGTATCGTTAGACTCCTGAACCTTCTGGAAAACGTAAATTTTATAGCAAGGACTTCCATACTTATCTATGTAATATTTATCGTCTAATCGTCCGCCTATTTCTGCAGGAGCATCGTATACGGCGGACCACACCTTCTCTCCTTCATTAAAGTCTTCTGCTATACAGTTGTCTGGAAGAAGGGCTGGTCTGTATCCTTCTTCTCCTGTTCGTCTATTTGGTACTCCCACTTTATCAATTATTGCTTTTACAAAAGAGGGGGAGCGATACAAATACTTCGCTATGTCACTTATACTTTCACCCTGTAGATACATTGTGATAGATTCGTTTGTCTCTCCTTTCGAAGCAGGTCTGCCTCGATTAGCTGCTTTTCGCTTTGCTACAAACTCCCGCTGTTCCTCATAGTCCTCCAGAAGACGGCTCAGACGGGTTGTATTGTATGCTATATTTAAAATCTCGCACGCTTCTTTCTTCGTTATCGGGGCCTGGCCAGTCGGAGGATTGAGTAGGCTTATAACTCGCTGAATATTCGATTCCGATAGGTTCTCGTGTTTCTGCTTTTTCACCTTTTTCGCCATATTCTAACTCCAGTATTAATTGACCGTAATGTATAATTTTTCGAATGTCTTCTGCACCATTCTTTTTCTTGTGTCGAGTTGCGTACTTTACAATACAGCCTTCCATAAATCCTAAGTCATTTGCATGAATGTATTCTACAGGCTGAATAGAAGAAAAGTAATGTCTGCCTCCTATCTGCTTATCTAAGTTACTCATTTACAAATTCCATAATCATGGGAAAGATTGGGTATATAGCAGCCGCACAGTCTTTTGCTATTTGCAGATGTTCTTCCTGTGTTCCGTTTCCACTTCTTAGATCTATGTAGTGAATCCAGCTACGTACTGTACCATTCATATATAGACGCGAAGGCGTCATGCCTTCTGGTAACACTGCACGTGCCTGTTCTTTTGCTAAACCATTTTTGAGTGCCCACTTATACGCGGTATCCGCTGCATACCAAACATTTTGCTGCTTGACTCTCCACTCCTCATGTATAGGCCCATCCTCGAGGCGTACAGAGTTTTGTCTATTCTTAGGGTCTTGTCCACGAGCTTCTCGATACTCTACCTCTCCAAGCGCACTTACTTCAGCATACCGCTGACTAAACTCCTGAAAGGAGAATGAGCGGTGACGAATGATTTGTCTTGCAATATCACGAGTTGTCTCTATCTCTAAGCAAATATTTACCATCTCAAAAGGAGACCAGTGCTTGTGCTTCATAAGATATCTTATAAGTTTCTCACTACCCTCTGTAGAGTGTTGGTTTGCTGGGTTGGAAACTCTTGCCATGTGTGCTATTTCATCCATGATGTGATAGCCCGACCAGTGCATTAGTTTTACTGTCATGATGTTATCCTTTTATTTTTTTGCATATATTAAATATTCTAATAAACCCTCTTCTTCTACCAATCGTCGTGCAGTCTTTGAGTGCCCGCCTTCCGCACCGTAGGGTATGCCTATTGCCTTGCAAGCCTGATTCATTGAGTTTGTTTGCTTAAACACCTCAATAAATTGATCTCTATGTCGATAGATATGAGAACTAGGGGGCTTACATTCCTCGCTGCAATACTTTTTACCCCTCTTGTGTATCCCCGGTATTAGTAAACCGTTACAATCCTTTGAACGGCACTTTTTTACCTCGTTCAGTTTTCTTCCTGGGTACCACCCTTCGGGTATTGGGTCCTCTTTAGGTATTTTTCTCTCTACTTTAGTATTCTCTATATCTAAAGGATCGAAAGTAAAAACCCATTTTGTTCCATACTGAGAATTTTTAGTGCCCCCTTGCAGTATAGACATCCTTTTACTCATATCCTGCCTGGCAGCAGCATATAGTCGGCTATTAAAATACCTATACTTCTCTTGATTCTTGCTGCTGGCTTTCATCATATTAAATGCATGGGCCAATTGGCCTTTGTGTTCGGGAGAAGCACTTTTCCACAAGGAATAGTGAGCCAAAAAATGCTCTCTAGCTGTAAGATTCACTAAATTATCTGTATCGTTAGAGCCTCCCATACATCTAGGAACTATGTGATGTCTTTCAAAATATATACCTTCTGGTACAGGATTTTGCTTTCTATTTGAGATAAGTTTTTTATAAAAATTGTAATGATCCATTACGCTGTTATCCTTGTATTGTAGTCTGCTTCATTTTCATCCCACCATTCAGGCTTTTCACGATATTTCCAGCTAGCAAATGTGGCCTTATCTTTATGATAGAAGGCTCTGTAACTGGAGACGACGTCGCTAGTTTTAAGTTCATCTGGCATGGCCATAGCAAACTCTGTAAGTCCGGTTTTAGGTAGGTGTAGGGGGTCCGGTAGTCGTAATACGACTTCATGCACCGACTTGTGTTCTTTTCCATATCGGTATCTATATTCTTCGTTGAGGGCGTGGGCGTAGCAGAACAACCACTCATAGTTATCAAGAGAGCTGCGAGCC